AGGTATTGCCAGATGGGATCATCCCAGCGGAACACACGGCCGTTCAGCGCGGCATGGCTAGGCCGTGTGCGGCCATCCATCACGGCCACGTACATCCAGTAGGGGTGGGTGCGACTCGCCGCCAACTGACGGCGGTGGCGGCCCGCCATGTAGGCGGTTTGCAGGTTCTGGCGATAGATCAGCTTAAGCCGGTGCGGACTGCCCAGCTGAACGTTGCGGGCAGTACCTTGCCCATCCACCCAGGTCTGTTTACCCCACCAGCCCAAAGCCTTGAGCCGTGGTGTTAAACGCTCGATAAACTGGCGCTCGGTGATGCCTTCGGCTAACGCCTTATCCACCTCGCCCCGGATGCTTTCCAGCACATCCACGCGCATCGCCTTGGCCACGGTGAAGGCCTTGGCGTGGGCACCGGCCCACACCTCTTGCCAGCGATCGGAGATCTCATATCCCTTGGAACGGAAGTAGCTGACGGCGTCCTTGGGCGTCATGCCAAAGGCGGCATTGAGATCCACGTCAGCCATTGATCATGCCCCACAGCTCGCCCACGAACAGCACCTGGGCCAGACGCTGCTGCAGCTGGTCGTCTTCCAGATCCGGCCACAGTTGATCCAGGGTATCGCGCAAGACGTCCGGCCCTTGTTCGGCTTGCGCCATAATGGGTTTCAGGATGCCCAGCATCTGTTCGTCCAGATCACCGGCCGCCAGTTTGTCCAGGGCGTCTTCAATGGCTTGCTGATCCGGGAAGGCTTTGAAGCTGTTGTCCTGCTCGCTCAAGGCTGCCAGCCGTGCCGGTTCAGCGGGTGACCCAGCCGATTGCACCTGACCCAACACCGGTTCGTCATTCTCGGGCTGCGGGATCTGCAGCTTCTCATGTGCCCAGGCCAAGGGTATCCGCATCCCCATGCCTACCAGGCCCGGCAGGTGCGCGCTGTAGTGGGCCATGTCTTCCGGCTCGGCGGTATCGAACTGGAAGCGCGGGGCGCGGCGCGGGTCACCGGCGGTTTTACAGTTGAGCATCCACAGCGGGAAGATCAGATCCCGTGTGATGGTGCCTGCGATCTGGCGCAGGTCGGAATCGCGCAGTTCCTGGCGCACTTCGTTGTGCACGTTGCCAAGGGCGTTGGTGCTGCTCTTGCCATCGGCCTGGCTGGTCAGAGTGCCACCCAAAATGGCCTTGGACTGGCTGCGTTCACACCAGGCGATCATCGCTTCAAAGGGATCAGATCCGCCCTTGGCGGCTTCCTTGAAGTCGATCTCCATACCCTTGGGGATGATGCCCCCGGCGTTGTGGCCGATGCTCATCACCGCATTGAGCAGGGTGCTTTTCTCTTTGTCGCTGGCCCCGTTGGGGTATTTGCCCAGGCGCAGCGGCAGGCCGTAGATCTCAAGGAATTCGGCCAGGTCGCGCACGCTGTAGTTTTTGAACAGGTAGGGCCATGCCAAAATGCGCGCCAAACCGTTGCGGCCGGGGTAGCCGGAGCGGGCGCGGTGAATGTGACGCACCCAGCCAAACGGCTGCAGCGGTGCGCCTTCGTAGCTGCCATCGCGCAGGTGCAGCTGGTTGCGGTCATCGGGGCTGAGCTGGAACCAGCTCTGGGGGCGGTAATGCCCCTGCACCACCAGCCAGTCGCTGCCCATGCGCTGCCATTCCAGTTCGATGTTGCTGAAGCTTTTGAGGATGGCATCGGCCATATCCAGAATCAGGTCATCGAAGTCGGGCAGCTCGTCCAGCAGTTCCTGCACCTGCTCGGCGTCGCGCTTCTCGGCTTCGCTGGCGTTTCGCGGCGGCAGCACGCGGCCGCTGAGGTTGAGCAGGGCCAGCTTGCGCTTTTGCAGCTCGCTATAGACGTGGGCGTCTTTCTCTTCGATGTCGTCGGCCAGCTCGCACTGGCTGACCAGATGACCGCGCTCGGCATCCTGCAGGATGGTGGCCAGCCGTGATGGCGTCAGGCCACTGGAGGGGTGTTCGGCAAAGTGCTGTTTAAGGTAGCCCAGGCGCGACTCGTCGGTCTGCAGTTCCTGCTCGCTGGGCCAGGGGATGGGTTCGCCCCGGTGGTCAATCAACTGGGCCATTACCAGGCACCTCCCTTAAAGCTGTGAGCGTTGTCGTCATCGTCATCGGGGCCGCCGGTTGGAGTGCGGCGATCGGGCAGCGGGGTGAATTCGATGGGTGCGCCTTCCATGTAGGTGGCACGCACCAGCATGCACAGGGCCACTGCGCTGTCGCCGTGGCGCTGCTTGCCGTCTGAGCCCTTGCCGCTGCCCTTTTCGATCTGGGGCACGCCCTTGTTGAGCTGGATCTTGCGCAGGTCGTTGAGGATGTCCTGATCCTTGGGGATCTCGATATCGGCGTCTTCAAACTTGGCCTTGAACTTGGGCATCCACTCCCGATACCAGCCGATGTTGAGCTGCACCTGCTCGACCAGTTCGGTGCCGTACTTGAGTGCGGCCTGTTCGGCCAGATAGCCGCCGTTACCGGTGGCATCGAAGCTGGCCCCGATCAAACGTGGCAGGCCATCCATAATGAAGAACACCACCTGGCGTTGCTGTTCGTAGGTAAGGTTGCGCAGCTCGACCATAAAGGGCGCACGGATACGGGTGTCCTGCTGAATGGCACCGGGGGCCAGCACAGTAAGGTCACCGGAGCGGGCAAAGTCTTCGCCAAAGGCGTGGTTGTGCTCCGGGTTCAGCTCGGCCAGCAGCGGCTGCAGCTCTTCGTAGCAGAAGCCTTTGATCTCGGCTTCGCGCTGCGCCTGGCTCCACTGGGTGAAGTCGGCCGGGGCTTCATAGCGGGCGATCGGGATATTCGGCCGCATGGCCCGTTCAATCAAGCCACGGGAGATGTACGCCCCGCCGCCCTGCTTGGGCACGCAGTAGTACTCCTCCAGGGCGTCCTCTTCGGTGGCGGTGTCTTTCAGCAGGCCGGCTTTCCACTCGTCCTCAGCGGCTTGCGTCCAGTGTTTGCGGGTTATTTGGCATATGCGGCGGTACAGGCCTTCGGCGCAGGCGTCATCCAGCGTTATTGTGTGGACGCTATAACGCTTGCGCCCCGCCCGGCTGTCGTTTATCAGCTGGTTAAACAGGTTTTCAACACCGTTGTGGGTGCTGATCAGGCGCACCTTGGCGCCCCACATGGTGAGGGCCAATGCCGCCTTGAGCACTTCGGCCAGGCGATCATGGAAGGCGGCTTCGTCTATGGTGACGTTGCCCTGCATACCACGCAGGTTACTGGGGTTGGAGCTGAGTGCCTGCACCTTGAAGCCTGAGGCGAAGTAGACAACGAAGGTTAATATGTCTTTGTCGTCATCCTCCAGCACCTCTTCCTGGACTTCACCGGCGGCACGGTCGAAGGCCTTGGCCCACATGGCCACGGCTTCGATGAACTCCCGCGCCATTTCCTTGTTGCTGCCCACATAGAAGTGGTTGGTGCCGCCCTCGCTGCGGGCGGTACCGGCGCAGAGGCAGGCATCGGCCGCTTCGGCCCAGGTGAGGCCTGTTCGGCGCGACTTCTCGGCAATCTTCAGCGGGGAGTCGTCGGCGATCCAGCGCTTTTGGTAGCCCAGCAGGACTTCATCGGCGCTGAACTGTTGGATGTCAGCGAGGCCAGCGGCAACGGCTTCAGCGATAGAGGATTGTTGGAGGTTCATCACGCAATCCCCAGTATCTGGGCCTTGATCTGCGCCACGCTGTCGGCGGTCAGGCCCTGCTGCTTGGCGGCTTCGTCCACGGCGGTGGCGGCCTCTTCAGCCATCTGGCGGCGGATCTCGCGTTCGCGTTTCTCGTTCACGCTGGCCGCTTCTTCCAGGTGCTTGATCGCCAGGGAGAGTTCCTTCAGCAGCTTGGGTGGTATCGGGTCGTCGCCCTCGCTCATGTGCAGGGCGGTTTCAAACGCCATGGTGCGGGTGAATTCGTTGAGCAGCTTGCCCACCTGCCCTTGCGGCTGGTTGCCCAGTTTGCCGATCCACATGTCGGCGATCTGGCGCGACTGGCGCATCTTCTCGCCGATGGCGTCCATGCGCTGGCTATAGCGGTTAACCGCGCTTTTGCTGAGGCGGATCTCGTGCGCTTCCGCTTCCAGCAGGGCGTTGACCTTTTGAGTGGCTTCCAGCTGGTTAACGGTCGGGTCACGCAGCAGCTCATGCAGGGCGTCGCGGATCTCGGCGGGCAGCAGGTCGATTGATGATTTACGGGCCATATCAAGCCCCCGGCCCCGGTCGTTTCACACCCGGCACTTGGGCGCGGCCATTAGCCACATCCAGCCCGCGTTGGGTCAGCTTGACGACCATCACTGACTTAACCGGCTCGGCGGTGATCAGGCCCTGCTCGGCCAGCCAGACAAGCTCTGTGTGCAGTCGGTCACGACTGACACTGAGGGCATACAATTCCAGCCCCCGTTCCAACAAGGATGAGTTGGTGCTGTAGTCGCTGTCTTCTGCCAACAGGCGCAGGATCACCAGGCGGCGCTCTTCCTGCTCGTATTGTGCCAATGCCATGTCAGGCCCCCTTGTTGTTCATCAGGTAGTCGTGGATGCGGTCCAGGGTGATCGCCATGCGGTCCACCTTGGAGTTCAGCCCGGAGTACTCTTCGCGCAGCTTGGCGATATCGTCATGGGTCGGGCTGTGGCGCAGGTGTTCTTCTGCGGTGATCAACCTGCGTTCAAATGACTCAATGCGCTCGGTTTGCTGCTGGATCAGCTTGCGGTTGTCACTGCGGCCACGATCGATCCAGACGAAGATCATCACGCCGATGGTGAAGATCCACTGGATCACGTCGAGCCAGAACTTCATTGCGTCGTAATCAGCCATGCCGCCCCCTGCGCTCGTGGATCTGCTGGCAGCTGATACAGCGGGCGGCGTTGGGTTTGGCTTTCAGACGGGCGGGCTGTACCGGCTCGTCGCAGTCGATGCAGATCACCACTCCCGCCACCACCTGTTGCTCTGGTTCGGGGCGCAGACCCGCTCGATAGCGGGCTTCGGCCTCCTGCTGGTTTTGCAGCTCACGCGCTTGGGCGCGGTCGTAGATATCAGTCATGTCGCGTTCCTTGTGTCGCCTGCAGGTAATCAATCAGGCTGCTGAGCTGAGCTTCTATGGCCTGACAGCGGGCGCCGTATCCGGTGATGTGGTGGAGGATGTCGGGCTGTCGGAGCGGGCTGAGCCCAAGGGGGTCAGCAGTGCCGGTGGTGCCGGTTTTTCCATCAGCTCCGGTGGCAGAATCAGATCGGGGCACTTGCACGGCCGGGGTGATGGCGGCGTT